GGCACTTTAATTCTATTAGTGTCTTTCATAAAAAACTGAATAACTTCTTTAGATATATTTTGACCACTTGCTTTTTCAATACCCTCTGTGCCAGGTGATGAGTTTACTTCTAATATGTAAGGTGGTTCTTTTTCTCTATTTTTGCTAGGTATAAAATCAACGGCAGTCCATAATCCTCCAACTGCTTTCGCCGCCTTTAAACATTCTGTGATTTCAACTTCAGTCAAATCTATCTTTACTGGTTCCGAACCTTGTGATACGTTACTTCTAAAATCACCTTTTATAACAGGTCGTTTCATATTTGCTAATACTTTACCACCTAATACTAATACTCTAACATCATAATCATTAGGTATGTACTCTTGTAAAAGTAGGTCAGCATCTTCATCTTGTTTATATAGCACTTGACATAAACTATCAAGTCCTCTTTCTGACTCTACAAACAAAACACCAACACCTTTACTACCTCTTAATGTTTTTAGTATAATAGGATATTTTGTATCTAACTTTTCGAATGCCTCTTTCGATTTCTCTGCATCTGTTATCAATGCAGTCGTGGGTTGATTAATACTATAGTCAGCAAGTTTTAAATATGTTCTATACTTATCTGCACATATGCTAATACACTGTCGTGAATTAACGACACATATACCATCTTTCTCTAAAGTTGATACGATATCCATCCAACTATCTTTTCTTGTAATAGAACCACGAATAATCGCAACAGTATCAGATGTTATCTCAAAACCTTTTGGGTCATCTTTGTTATGTAACCTACGAATATTATCTTCGAAAGTCATATAACCACCAGTCAACTTGTAAAGATAGTATGGTAACTTTAGTTTTTCTGCCTCTTGTTTTAGTCTATCAGCAGTATGAAATGTTTTTGCCTCTTCAGGTTCGTCAGTGATAATTAATATTTTGCAAAATAGTTTTTCATCTTTGTCTTCACTTATAAACTCTTTGAATTTGGGTATATGCATTACTCTCCATTACTCTGACTTTTTCCTATATTATATTTAGCAGATAAGTTCCAATCGTTTTTCTCTTTGAAATGTAATATCTTAATTTGACTTAATGGTGCCCTTTGATTTACTACTTTATCTGTATTTACAATTTCTATAAGTTCCCAATCAGCAAGTAATGTTGCAATCGTATTTCTTCTCTCTATATCATTCTTCACTAGACTTGCTGGTTTACCATCAAGTGCAAATAGTTCTTTAAAATGTGTGATAAAATATCTACCTTGTTTGTGTAAGATATGACACGACTGATATAGTGTTCTATCTTTACGACTAGCAACACCTATTCTAGTTAATGTTTCTCTAATTTTTAGAAAGTCATCTGGTTGTTTTATTTTGACCTCTAACATATCATCAGGTGTCCAGTTCACCTGTTCACTTCTTAATTCATTCATTTTCTCCCACCTTTATCTAATCTTTTCTTAATAGTTTCAATTTGTTCTTTAGATAATATATTCAGAGCGGTCTTTGCCTTCTCATTACTATAACCATAATACTCTTTAATATAATCTAAGTCTTTCAATTTAGATGGTGATAACCACTTACCACCAAATCTCTTTTTCTTTCTAACACTATTTATGAAAAAATCAAATTGTAGTTTCTTTGGTAAGAAATGATATCCGTTCATTTCGTTCGCCTGCATCAAAGTGTCATAGTGCATAGACATACACTTATTAATTACAAAAGGTGGATATTTCTTTTCCCAAGTTTCATCATCTGTGTCAAGTAAGTTTTTCTTTGTTAGATTGATGGCATTGAGATAGTCTTTTAATTCATAACTCATTTGAATTTACACCCTGCCATTATCTCTGTCAAACATGCTACCATATTAATTTCTTGGTCAGCAACAAAGGCAGACTTGTATTGATATCCTGCAAGTGTTAATATTGCTTGTGGTATAGATTTAGCATCTAAACTTTTTTCAAGATTATCATAGATAGTTCTAAACAATTGAGTTGGTTCTTTATCTAGATTTTTTACAACCCACTTTCTCATTTCATTAAATTGTTTAGTTTTCAACGCAGTCATAAGTTCTTTGATATTGACCTCTGACATACTATACAATATGCCACTATCTATTTTACCACTAACAGAATATCTTTGTAATTCATTAAGAACTCTTCTAAAGTCAGGAAAGTATTTCATAATAAATTCTGCTAATACTTTTTTATCATACTCAACTTTATTTTGCTCTAGAATATCACACAAACTTTTCATAAACTTACCAGCAACTATTTTCTTTTGACCATTGATAATTCTAAAATCAACAACGGTACAACGACTATGAAGTGCTGGTAGTATTTTATTTTTGTAATTACAAGTAAATATAAATCTACAATTCTTATGAAATGTTTCTATAAAGTTTCTTAGTGCTGGTTGAACAGATTCAGGATTCATATAATCTGCCTCATCAACTATGACAACTTTATGCACACTATCACTGCTAAGTGAAACTGTAGACGCAAAGTCTTTTATCTTATTTCTTAATGTATCAATCTGACGACCTTCATCAGAACCATTAATAATAATATAGTCAGCACCAAGTTCTTCACACAATGCTCTTGCAACTGTGGTCTTACCTGTGCCAGACGTACCTGATAATAATAAGTTTGGTATTTCTTTACCAGACGCAAACTTCTTCATTGTAGTCATTATATCTTTTGGTAAGATACAATCGACTATCTTTCTAGGGCGATACTTCTCTACCCATAAAAAATCTTCCATAATATAAACCTCAAACTATTAATTAAAAACACTATCTTTCTCTACTGCAATCCAATATTGAACTTGTCTATTTCTACCTATAAAGTGTGCTAGACCTTTTTCAGATATTGCTACATCATAGTCGTCTTCAATCTGTTTAAAGTTTTCCATTCTAAAAAATACTGTAAAGTTTTTATCAGTTTCACCTAATGATACAGAATATTCATTAGATGATTTATTCTTTTTATCAGATGCAGTAATAGTCATTTTACCATCTACACCTTTTAGTGCTATGTCTGGTAGTTGTAATGAGTTAGCACCTTTCATTAATCTTTCGAACTTCTCTTTTGTAAATTGAAAAGTAACATACCTATCTGGTAGTTCTATTGTTTTAGATGGTGTGACTAATACTGACGAATCAGCAAAGAAATATTTAATTGATTGACCATACTTTTCATCTTTGATAGTAACATACTGACCACCATTAAAATTTAGTTCAGGTTTTTCAAATAACTCAACTGAACGTAAGAACTCTGGTAGTTTGTATATACCGAACTCTTGTTCAAATCTTTCATCTATTGTTGCTTGTGCTAAAACATTTTTCAATGTTGATATTGTGGTAATTGTATTACCAGGTTTCACTAAAATGTTCTCGTTGATTTCAGAAAAATTCTTGAGAACAGATAACGTTTGACTACTTACTTTCATCTTCACTCCTATCATAGTTTAATAATAATGTAATGTAATGTATCGCCTTGAATAAGTCCATCTTATTCTTACCGTGTTTCTTACCATAACGACACACATATTTGATAGCATTTGCTTGAGCAAATTCACGACCTATATTTAATTCTTTGAATATGTCTTGAATTTGAAAACCACTACCACTATCAGAGTAGTGCTGATTATAAGTTGATTTAATATAACTTATTACTTCATTTAATATTTTATCTTCATTGTATTTCATAATTTACTCACTATATAATAAAATTAAAATTATGTCAAGTCCGAATGTAATCTTTTAATAAACTACAAGCATCACTAAAAGAAACTTCTTCTCCATGTCTATCTTTCCAAGTTAATCTATATTGAATAACATACCTATTTTCGTCAAAAGGATTGTATGCTCTGTGAAATTCACCTACGTTAATTAGTGTAGGTCTTGTTGTATCTAATTTTGTTTCTGTAACAAACTTACAATGTTTTGCATCAATAGTTTCAAATTTATGTTTTATTATAAGGTCAGTAAAAGGTTCATCATCTAGATAACCTTGTTTGTGTGTAAAAGCATCTTTGTATGAACTATTTGTTTGGTCGAATTCAACTAAATTGACATTTTTGTAATCATCAATATCAAAAAATTGTAATCTACTCTCTGAATGTCCATAGGCAAAATTTATAGAAACACTTGAATTGCAAGTATTGTTTTCAGTTCTTGCACAATCATTATGCACATTCATAATTTCATTTTTATTAGTCTTTAAATATAAAACATAAAAAACTGTTAAACCCTCAATACCTTTAACAAAATCAATTACTTTTTTATGGACAGGTAAATGTTGTTTCATAACAAGATATCCTACACCTGTCTTTTCACCATATACTTTTGAAAACTCAACGTCTTCAAAATTAGGTTTTTCAACTTTGAATGGTAAGTCTAGGTATCTAAAATATTTTTTTCTCATTTTCTCGCACTATAAAAAACACCCTAAACTTTATGTCTAGGGTGTTGTTGTAAAACTATTTTATAGCAATAGTTTTTGCTTTTTTGTGTTCAGGTATAATTCTTTCTAAAGAAACAGTCAATAGACCATCTTTTAGTTCTGCACCTAAAACTTCTACATCATCAGCAATTGTGAAATGCCTTTCAAAGTATCTCTTTGAAATTCCTTGATGTATTACTTCTTGCTTTTCTTCAGATGATTCTTTAATAGATTTTACTGATAAAGCATTTTCTTCTACTTTAACTTCAATATCTTTTTTAGAATAACCTGCTAAAGCAATCTGGATATTGTATTTATTGTCTGTGACTTTTACAATATCATAAGGTGGGTAAGATTGTTTATAAGAACCTCGTAATATATTCTCGTCAAACATCTTTCCAAAGTCTTCAAAGATATCATCAAATCCTACTGTTACTGGTCTTAATTGATTAAATATGCTTAATGCGTTTGTCATATAAACCTCCTTGTGTTAAGCAAAGTTATTAAGTGTACCCTTAAAAGGCGTACATTTATAATATAATCATTAATTGACTATTTGTCAAGTCTATAATGTAATTATATTTATAATTCTTTTTGCAACATCACGAAACCAACTTGCAGGTCTACCTCTAGTTGTTTCGGCGGCAGTACCTATACGAATACCTGATGTTTCTACAAAACTTCTAGGGTCATTAGGTATTCCGTTCTTGTTTACTGTGATACCCATTTCTTCTAATTTATCTGCTGACTCTCTACCAGAATACTTTTTATCACTCAAATCTATCAACATCATATGACTATCTGTACCACCTGTCAATACATTGAAACCATTCTCTATGAATACCTCTGCCATTGCTTGAGCATTATTAATAACATTTTGTATGTATTGTCTAAACTCTGTTGTATTCGCCTCTTTAAATGCTTGTGCTTTACTGGCGATTATATTCATCAAAGGACCACCTTGTGTGCCAGGAAAGATAGCAGAGTTTATCTTTTTAGTATGTTCATCATTATCCCACAAGATTATACCACCTCTTGGTCCTCTTAACGTTTTATGTGTGGTTGATGTTACTGCGTCAGCATGGGGTACAGGATTATCATAACTACCACCTGCTATTAGTCCAGAATAATGTGCCATATCGCATAATAAATATGCACCCACTTCATCTGCTATCTCTCTAAATAGATACCAATGTATTTGTCTAGAGTAAGCACTAGCACCTGCTATAATCATTTTAGGTTTCAGTTTTTTTGCTTGTTCTTTGATTGCATTGTAATCTAACCAACCGTCTTTATCAACACCATAATAGTGTGCATCATATACTTTACCTGATATGTTAGGTTTAGAACCGTGACTTAAATGTCCACCTGATGCTAAATCCATACCAAGTATTGTATCACCTGGTTTTAAAAATGCTTGATAGACGGCAGTATTTGCATTTGCACCACAGTGTGGTTGAACGTTTGCGTATTCACAATTGTATAACTTTTTTAATTCATCTATTGCAAGTTGTTCTATTTGGTCCATATATTCACAACCATTATAGTATCTTTTACCTGGATAACCTTCAGCATACTTATTTGTAAATTCAGAACCACACAATCTCTTAACTGCTTGACTGGCAAAGTTTTCTGATGCTATCAACTCAATAGTTTGTGATTGTCTATTTATTTCAGCATCATATATTCTTTTGACTTCTTTATCCATTAGAACCCACCTTTCGTGCTTTCGTCTATGTCATATAATTGTTTTAGTAAATTTTGTAAGTCTTCTAACTTTAACATATTAGGTCCATCACTTGGAGCATTATCTGGGTCTTGATGTACTTCCATAAAAATACCTGCAATGCCCACTGTCATAGCACATTTTGCCAAGACAGGAACAAACTCTCTATTACCTCCTGATGTTGCACCCATACCACCAGGTTGTTGCACTGAATGTGTTGCATCAAAGATAACTGGATATTTTGTTTCTTTCATTATTGGTAATGAAGTCATATCAACAACTAATCTATTATATCCAAAACTTGTGCCTCTTTCACACAATAATATTTTATCGTTTATGTGACTTATTTTTTCTATGACTCTTTTCATATCCCAAGGTGCCATAAATTGACCTTTTTTAATCATCACAGGTTTTTGAGTTTCTGCTGATGCTGTAAGTAAATCTGTTTGTCTACATAAAAATGCTGGTATTTGTAACATATTAACAACTGATGCTACCTCTTTACATTGACCTGTTTCGTGAACGTCTGTAATAACAGGTACTTTAAATTGATTTTGTATTTCTTCAAATACTTGTAATGATTTTTCTAAACCTAAACCTCTTTCTGAATTAAAACTTGTTCTGTTTGCTTTGTCAAAAGATGATTTATATACTAAAGGTATATTATGTAGCATTGATATTTCTAATAGAGAACCACACATATGCATTGCGTGGTCTTTACTTTCTACTTGACACGGACCTGCTATCAAAACAAAAGGGTTGTCGTTACTAAATGATGTTACTGTATTTGGTACGAAAAATTCTTTCATTTTACTCCTATAAAAACTGGTTCAAATTTTCTGCCTGATACATCAGGTCTTTCAAATCTACTTATATATTTGTTACTTTGTTTTTTTTCTGACTCATCACCATCTAACGTAGCAACAACACTTGCACCTTGTTGTGTTGATAGTGACAACCACCACACTTGTATATCTTTAAACCCTGCCTCTTTCATACAATCATATGTATCTTCTTCAAAAGTTTTGTATGACTTTACATTTGCTACGTTAAAACCAGCATACTTACCAGGTTTCAAACCTCTGTATGCATTCTTAATTGTTTGTAGTAAGAAACCTTCACGCCACTTTTCTTGAACAGGAAATTTTTTGTATGACTGCTCTTCTTCTTCACCATACATCTCGTGCCCAAGATAAGGAGGACTTGTAAACACAAAGTCAAGTGTTTCTGGTTCAGGTATGAATGTTTCACTACCTTGTTTTAATAAAGTATATTTTTTATCTTTGTGTCCATAATCATCTCTTATTTTACATAGACCTTCATAAGTAGGAACACAAGGGTCTGTGCCAATGTAATTAACACCTGATGCAATAGCACCTAAAAGTCTACCACCATAACCCATACTAGGATCCCAAACAGTGCCAGCAGTTGTACCCTCAAGAATACTATCTTTATCAACAAATATATCATATAATGTGGCGGCGGCAGTAGGTCTAAAATTAGATACCATTTGTGTGCCAGTGTATCTTCTGAGCATTGACCTTAAATCAGATGCAGTAATTAAGTGAGCAGGTTTTTGTTTAAAAAATGTACCTGTTAATATTTTATTAAGACCTTTCTTAAAATGTTCTTCATCATTCCAAATCTCCATAGGTGTTCTCATCTTACCACATTTTATTTCCCACATATGTTTCATATAAGAACCTGCAAGATTAAGACCGTGTGTAGATTGACCTATGATTTTGTGTTGTCTATCAACCATAGTATCTCGTTTAAACTCTAGAAGTTTTTGAAATTGTTTGTTTCTCCAATCACTATCTGTATTGTAATATGGGAAACCTCTATCTTTAATTGTTTTGTGTGCAGTATCTAAAATGTCAGTCATTCGAATCACTATATCTCATTATAATATATTTGTCAAGTGTAAAGTAAACTTCTAACTTGCTCATTTGCAACAACATCTATGACTAAATGTGTTCTCCAATCATCACCTTTATTGATTGCCATGTGTGGTTTTCTAATATCTAGATACCAACAACTACCCTCACTCATATTGACTACATCTTTTGTTCCGTTTGTTGACCAACTTGTAAATTCTACATTAGGATTAGTTTTAATTGGAACGTGTATTCTCATCAATTTATCATCAGCAATACCCATATCTGGGTCAACTTGGTCTGTATGTCTTTGTAATTCTCCACCACCAGGTTTTAATTTCATAAATCTAACTCTGTGTATTTCAGTTTGAAAGTGTTTTAGTATATCTTCAACTGCTGAAAACTTTTTTCTCCAATCAGTATCTTGCATTTCAAAAACTTCATTTTTGTTTTCTTCTTTCCACTTCTTATTCATTTCTATTGGTTTAGTTATAAACTTGTAATCATTCTTATAACCTCTTAATGATATAGCACTCCAAGATTTTGCTTTGTTATAATTTGAGTAATGATTAGTAAAGTCTACATTTAATTCATCTAATTGTTTAGATAATACTGATGTTATATTTGAAAAATCAGGTGTTAATTTTTTTAACGTATATTCTTCATACTCTGGTATTTCAAAATGCTTTCTATCTTCAAACACATTATTAGCATCTCTAAAATATACACCAATGATATCTGCAACAGAGGTATATTTTACACCTACTTTTTCAAATTGAGTTTCTTTTGCAATTTGTTTATCTGCTAAATTTTCTTCATTAATAAACAACCAGACACCACAACTTTGAAATCTATAGTCATTAAATAAAAACTCTACTATATGTCGTTTACTACTCTCTGAGGAATAACCTAATTGTTTTATTTGTATATCTCCAGGTTGTTTTTCACTTAATGTTACACCTGAAAACATTGATATTTTAGATTTTACTTTTACTTCATTATAGTGTATAATAGCATCATCTCTTAGAAGTATGATGTTATCTTTAGATAAAGCATCTGCAATATTGTTTTTCTTAAATTTAGATAACTCGTGTTGTGCATAATCATTATAACTGCTAAATCGCAATTCTAATTCTTTTAAGTATTCTAAATCAAATCCTTTTTGCCAAGGTTTCATTTTACAATTTCTACATCTGATTCAGTCGAAATGACAACTCTAGCACCACAAGAAAGAATAGGTTTATCATTACCGCCATAAACCACGGTACTAGGACCGAGTATTTTGACTTCGTGACAGTAAGTGTTTTTAGAACCTTTCTTAACTGTAATAACTGGTTCGTTTTTGTTATGTTTTTTATTACTTCGTATAATGTGTTGATTGACGTGAACATAAGTTTTAGTTATCCTTTTTGGCATTTTTCATTTCTCTCATATGTTTCTTCATAATTTTCTGTGCTTTTTTTAAACCTAAATTATATCTGAATTTACTAACTTTGTCAACCATAGTTACACCTTGTGTGTGGTCATACTCGTGTTGAAACACTCTGCTCATATAACCATCAAATGAACCCTCTTTCATTTCTCCATTTTCATCTTCAAATTTAGCAACTATTTTTCTAGGTCTCTTTATATTTAGAAACAAAAATGGATAGGTTAAACAACCCTCTTTCATTGTTATTAGTTCACTGCTTGTGCTGATTATCATAGGATTAAAACACGCCAACTTCATTCCACTCTCTAGACTAGGGTGATTACCTAATACAAAAACATTTAAATCATAACCTACTTGATTAGCAGTTAATCCTATACCACCAGATTTTGACATAAATTCAAACATTTTATCAGTCAATTCTTTTCTATCTTTAAACCCATACTCTTCTAATTGAGAATCATCATACTTTGGTAGTGTTTTTTTTATTATTGGTGTTTCAGGTGCAACTAGTTTCATACTGCCTCCAATCTAGTAAAGTTTTTATATTTTTCATATTTAATTATATTAGAGAATTTATCAAATAATATATCACCCTTATGTGATATCACAAATACGTTTTCATTTTTCATTGTTCTAACAATTTTAAAAAAATCATCTGTGCCTTGTCCATCTAAACTACTATCAAATATTTCATCAAGCATTAATAGATTAGTATTTGTAGAATTTTTCATCTTAGCAATTGCTCTCCAGGTAAACAATAGTGCTAAATCTATTCTCATTTTTTCACCTTCACTAAAACTATTGTAGTTAAAGTTATCTCTAAATCGACTCTTTACTGTTTCATTAAACTCTTCATCTAAATTAAATGAAACATAAAAGTCCATTGATTGTAAATATTGATTTATCAAATTATTCATTATCGGTAAATACTTTTTAATTATTTTTGCTTTAGCACCTGTATCATTCAGCACCTCTCTTAAAATATCTACATATCCCTTTTCTTCTACAATACCATTTAGTTCTTTTTCTGACACATCAATATTTGATTTCATATCTCTTAACTTATTTTCTAATTTAGAAATATCATTATCATCACTAAAGTTTTTTAACTCTTCACTTATAGTATCACTAGTCAATTCAATATTTTCTAATGAGTTATTTATCTTGGCAATATCTATTCTCATATCGTTTATTTTTTTTGACACATTGTCGAACCCTTTTATTTTTTCCTCTGTTTTTGATATCTCTGACAACAATTCTCTAAGTCCTGTTGACAAATTGTCAATTTTATCTTTAGTTGTTTTACACTTTTCTTGTTTAAAATCTTTTTCAATGGGTTGTGTGCAAGTAGGACAAGTGTCATTTTTTTCAAAAAAGTCTAATGTCTTTCTATGATTTTCTAAATTAGATGATATCTTACTTTCTAATTTATTTAACTTTGTTAACTTACTATCATAGGTAAACTTATCTTTCATTTTTTCGTTATGCACTGCTAACTCAATATTTAATTGTTCAATTTTTTTCTCATAAACTTTTTTGTTAACTGCATTTTGTGATAAAGACTTTTCTTTTATCTCTTTAAATGTGTCACCTTTAGATTTTAATGTACCAAGATATTTCATTTCTGTGTCATATTTTGTTCTTAAAATATCACACTTGTGTTTTGTGTCTGTTAATTTTTTCTGCAAATCACTTTGTTGTGACCTCAAGTTTATATCCATTAGACCGAACACTCTTATGTCTAGTATCTCTTCAACTACTTCTCTTCTATATGAGGGTCGCATTTTCATAAATGGTTCGTATGATGAAGAACCTAACATCACCACCTGAATAAAAGAACGATAGTTTAGTTTCATTATATTTTTTTCAAGATACTTTTGATAATCTATATTATTAGCATCTTGATTAATAACTAAACCATCTTTATATATTTTAAATATATTAGGTTTTATACCTCTAACAACTTTGTAATTTCTAGTGCCTACTGCAAATTCAATTTCTATAACACAATCACTTTGATTGATTGTATTGACCATTTGATTTTTTTTAATCAATCGGAACGGTTTGTTAAATAAACCAAAACATAAAGCATCTAATAAAGTAGATTTACCAGAACCATTAGTACCTATAATAAGAGTAGTAGGTGTTGTATCTAATTTTATCTTTATTGGTGTATTACCTGTAGACAAAAAGTTTTTATATTGTATACTTTTAAATATTATCATTTTCTTTTGTGTGGTTTAGCAGGTAGTTTTCTCTGTAGTAAATCAAAATTTATACTTAAACTTCTTCTAGTATCTTTACCTCTAAATGGATAAACTAAATGTTCTAAGTCATATGGAAAAATATAAAAGTCACCTACCTCTGGTTCAACTAAATGATGTTTAACTGAAAAAAGACCACCACAATTACCTACTAATGAAAGTCTACCATTGTGTGGTATAGCAGTTTCTGTATATTCTTTACCAAAATCAGGCACTCTTAAAAACATAACTGATGCAAAACCAACTTCACTCGCACCAGAATGTTTATGTAAAGTTTGATATTCATTTTCTACTTGGTCATTTATCCAAGCATCATTGATTGAAATAGAATGAGAAAATGACCTATCGTACCAAGTATTATCATAAGTGTGTTGTATTGCTTTTATTATTTCTCTATCTGTATCAACTTTGTCTAACCATTGTATTATTCTATATTCTTTTCTTATTTTTGCTGATAACGAATCAGTTGCATCAATAAAAGTTTTTTTCTTAATTTCTTCATCCATTCTATCATTGACACGTTTGATAAAACCATCAGACATTTTGTATAATTGTACTTTTTGTCCGTATGTAATTTCTTGAATATGTTTCATTCACTTACCTCATTATAAATGCTTTGAGCATACTTTTTTAATTTATTTTTATCTAAATCAGTTTCTATTTGGTCAATATAATTTCTTAAAAATGTCAGAGTGTCCTCACTTTTTTCTACCACATCATCACTAACCGAAACGTGTATGTCTGTAATATCATCTATTATTTGTAAACTATGAACATCAATCTCACTGTACAATCTTTCTACAAATTTATTATACATTTCATCATCACTCTTATTTGTAATGAATAATTTTACAAAGCATTTATCAAATTTTGAAATATCATAGTTTGAATAGTTTACTTCTTTATCATTATATAAAATCTTTTTATGTATTCTATATGGATTTTCTACTCTTGTCAACTCTCTAGTGTTAGTATCAAATATATGAAAACCTTTAGGACATTTATAATCTGCCCAAGTTATTTCATACTGCGTACCTAAATAATATATCTGACCGTCATCAGACTTTTTATGAAAGTGACCAGATATAACTTTTTCAAATCTACTAAAGAAACTTTTCTCTAAACCTACATCTGAGAAATGTCCTTTATGCATCTCAAAACCTTTTACTTCTAAATGACCCATTGCTATTTCACACTTTGATGTTTCTATAGCACGATTTGATTTTTCTATATTGTCATCACAAATCCAAGGTAAAAAAAGAATATCTAAACCATCAAATGAAACTGTATCTGGTTCTGTGTATACTTTAGAATTACCATTAATTCTTAAATTTTTGATTGCATTAACTTCATTTGTATTTTTAAAGTAAGTATCGTGGTTACCTATAATAATATGTGTTTCAATATTATTTTTGTATAACTTACTCCAAAACTTTTTTCTAAAGTTATAAGCAGTATTATGGTTTATAAATTTTCTTCTATCAACTACGTCACCCAAATGTATCAAGCATTTTATATTATTTTTTTCTAAATATGGAAAGAATATATCATCATAAAATTTGTTTTGATAATCAATGAAAGCAGGTGAGTCGTTGCGACACCCAAAATGTGTGTCATTCAACAATGCTATTTTCATATAAATTCGTCTAACTTACCTTTTAAGTTTCTTCGTTGTTTTAGTTTCTTTTTTTTAACTTCTACTTTTTCTTCTTCGTTTGTATTGTTTTTTAAAAATTCTGTAAATTGATTTGTATATCTTGCATCATCATGTGGTTGTAATGCTAAATCATCAAAGTTAGAATCTCTTAACATTCTTTGTTTTATTTCAACTTGTTTTTTCTCTTTAGTTATTCTTCTAACAAAAGCATAGTATATTATTTGTGTAAAATATGCAAATGGGTTTTTTGATTTCTCTGGGTCAAAATTGTCTAGATACTGTAAACAGTTTTCTATACCATCACTAATCATATCATCTCTGTATGTGTAGTTAATAAAGTTAGGTCTGTAGGATAAGTGATTCGCTATTTTTAAAAAACAACCACCTATGTAATTAGACACTAGTGGTTTTTCTTTGTTATTTTTTTTAGCATCTTCACAGAGTATTTTGTACTCTCTCATTGCCTCTAAAAACTTAGAATTGTCTACATAATGTTCATTTTTTTTCTTCATTTTCATAATCTCTAATATATCATTTTTTTAAAAAATGTCAAGCATCAAAAAGGGACTTGACAAATAAATTAATTTCCTTATAATCGGGTATGTTCCCGTTCAGTGATAGATATTAATGTATGGTATCATCATCATCATAAAAATTAAATATTTCATTTATTCTTTTATTTTCTTCATCACTAAATTTTTCTCTAACATATTTATTTTTATCTAATCTTTCTGGCGGTCTGTTATATTCTCTTTTAATATCATTATAACTTTTAATAACCTCAGCACAAGCATTTGTTATAGTTAAAATTTTATCTTTAGGTATAGTTATTATTTTATCATCTGTATAACTTGCCCATTTTATTAATGCTACATAATCTTTAAAACCCATACTTGTCATTGAAGGAACATATTTAATTAGTAAAGGTCTATCTAATCTTAGTAAAGGAGATTTATCAGGTAATTGTTTTTCACCTTGTATCAATGAACATACGATATCTTCACCATTTGATAATTTTATAACTTTTATATTACTCATTTTTTATCTCAATTTTATGTGTTTCAAAATTAAATTTTTCTTCTTTGTATATATTTAGTCGTTCCCAAAAGTGTCTTAATGTGTAGTTAGGTATATCATTATACGTCATATCATCTGATATATCATATAAGGTAGCATCTGATTTATTGTCTTTTAATCGAAGTCCCCTACCGATAGACTGTAAGTTTCTAATGCGTGACTTACTAGGTGAGGAAAAAACAATGTTATGCAAATTGCGAATATTAATGCCAGTAGAAAAAGTACCGTATGAGGCAATAATGATTGCATTATCTGACTTTTCTGTAATTTGTCTAATGTATTCTCTTTCATCTGTATCTATACCTCCGTGTACATAAAATACTTTTTTATCTTTTGCTTTTTCGGCAATTAGTTCTCTTAAATCTTTACCGTGCTTTTCAACAAATTGAAATAAACATAAGGTATTACCTTTTAATGCTATACACAAATTTCTAATATATTTATTACGACCTTTGTGATTAACTAGATAATCCATTTCTTCTCTATAATCAAATCTACATTTGATATCTTTATGTTGTAATGTCAAACAAAATATTTTTAATTTTGCTAACTGATTTCTTTCTTGTAATATATTTGTAGATGTTACTTTATTAACTGAACCAAAGACACCCTCAAGAACTAATTTATGTGTTTTAGAACCATCTAATGTACCTGTTAAACCAACTCTATATTTGCAGTTTTCTAATTTATTCATAATCTTAGTTAACGATACTGCTTTAAATAAGTGTGCCTCGTCACCTATAATCATTCCAAACTGCTCGAACCACTTTTTTGGTTGTTGATAAATTGATTGCCACGTTGATATAACAACTCTTTTATTTGTATTTTTTGTATGTCCTTGATATATCTTATGTATATTTCTTAAACTATTATATCCATACTCTTTGAAGTCTTTGAACAATTGTTCTACTAAAGATGTTGTAGGAACAATGATTAATATTTTGTCAGACTTTTTATCTTTTAGATTTAAGAGATTATAAATTAATATCAGATAAATGATTAAAGATTTACCACTACCTGTTGGTGATAGAAGTAAACATCTTTTTTTCTGTATAGCATAATAAAATGCGTCTTTCTGATAATCTCTAATTTCGTGTGGTAATTTTAGTGCTGATAAAAATCTTTCTACTAATTTAGGTTTTATCTTTGCATCTTTAATTTTTGTACCATCAACAAACTGTACTTCATTCTTTTTACACCAATCAAGCAAATAAGGATACAATCCCACATAAATTTGACCTGATGCATATTGAAACAGACGTATCTTACCATCCCATACTCTACTTCTATATTGAGGTGTGAATTTAAAACCGGGCATCTCAAAAGCAAAGTATTCACTTAAATCTCTTTTGATTGCAGGTTCTGCCTCAACTTTAAGATAGACTTCATTTTTCTTTTCAATTACTATATATTTTGTTAAGACCATTGCTTACCTAAAGTCCACCCTACTAAAACTTTTCTCGTACCACTGATAACTTCATTAACTCTATGCCACACAAAAGATGGAAAAACTAATAATGTTCCAGAATTAAATCTTTTTAAATCAAGTGTATAATTTATATTATCTTCTTCTTTAGGGTTAGGTATTGATATGTCAAACAAACCACCTTCATAATCATCATTTAAACACAAAGTAAAACTTAATTTTCTAATCAAATTATTATCGTAAGCATCAGAAAGACTATCTATGTGCCAGTTATAAAAATCATTTTTATTATAAACTGTATATTGTAAAGGTTCAATGTCTGTCAATGAAAAATTCCAATCTGCTTTTCTATTTGCAAGTCTTACTAATTTTATTATCTGTTCTTTTATTTTTGTATCTTCTATCCAAGAAACTTTAGAAGAACGATTGTTTTGATTACCGTCTAAAATTTCACCCTTTTTTAATCTTTTACTTTCACCAAGATTAATAATTTCATTACAAACTTTTGAAGATATTGCTTTAGGTATGACATAATAACAATTATTCAAATACATTATTCACCATTGATAAATTTTCGCCAATCAATTGAGTTCTTAATTAAAAATCCTCTGTTAGATATATGCTTAACAGTTTTATCTAAATAATCAACTACAACTTCTAAATACTTAGTCTTTTGCTTTGCTTTTTGTATTTCACCATCTGCATCTAGATATTTATCAATGTCTTGTCTAAGTATTTTTAAATCAAAAGGTTGTTCTTTATAAACTTGTGCCTCTGCTTTACCTGTATAATATTCCCACTTATACTTTTTTAAAAGTTTAAATTCATCCTCTGCTTTAACTAGTAACAACTTATATTTGTTGAGATACTTTAAATACTTATTATGTAACTGTGGTGTTTTTATTGACTCTAATGATAAATTAGTTTCATCCATTTTTAAATCTTTGTCTGCTATTTCTTGTAATTCTTCTAGTGTCATTCATTCACCTTTTTAATTTTAATTATAACAAAAAAACTAGATTTGTCAAGTTTTTATGATGTTGTGACTGTTGTTGTTGATGAGTTAGGTGTTGCGAATTCATAATTTAAATAGTCAAAAGTAACTGTGGCGGTTAGGTAATTTATATCTGTTTCTTGTTGGTTGTATGCTAATCCTGTCAATGATAATGGAAATAAATCTTTAAATCTGACCTCAACCACAGGATTATTTTTACTAGATAAAACAATCAGTGTTGCATCAGAAAGTGTTGGTCCTTGATTTTGCACAGGATTCTTTGGTATCTTACCACCGTCTTGTGCTGAGTTAGATGCTAATTGAGATATAGGAAATCTATCTTGTCCTACAGATAATAAATCATTAAACTCTTGATGTTTAGATGGAAATCCTAAACCTACTAACCAACCGTGTATCTCTCTATAGTTTTCTAGATTTTCATCTACTAAAAAAGATAGTGATAATGTGTCATACGTCAACTTATCACCTGCTACTGGTATGTCTTTGAAACGTGTGGTTTGCGAACCACTACCTAAAGTTATGCCAGGTATGTTTATGCTTGTTACAAAGTATTCAACTTTAGGTATTTTTACCACATTGAATTTAAACTGTGTAGGACTAGCATAATCTAGTTGTGTTGGTTGTCTTGATAATCCTGATGTTGTCATACTATTATTTATACCAAAAAAAAAGGGCGTCTAAAAAGACACCCTTTTGATAAGATGTAAATAATACTACATTAAGTTTGCTACTTGAACTCTTCTGTAATATCTGTTACTGTTGGCAGAACCTGCTCCATCAATAACTGCGGTATCTCCACTTCCTGCTTCAGCAAAAGGATTTGCTTGTAAACCGTATCTGGTTTTGAAACCAATTTTTGGTTGGAAGTTATCTTGACCAACTGCTCTCACCATTTGTAGTGGAACATATGGACAATAGAATAAACCACTGTCGTATGGAGAAGAACCTTTATAACCAACTACAAAGTATTGAGCGGCGGCACTGTTCGCAGAATACGGGTCAATATAAACTTTATATCTACCGTTTAATACACCAGCGAAAGTGTTACCAGTATCGTCTATTTGTAGATTGTTATTTAATGCAGGTGCGTAATCTAAAATACCTGCCATTTGAAGTGCAGATGCAACATCAGAACTTGTGATTAAGATGTTACCTTTACCTCTTCTGGTTCTTTGAGCAATCTGATTTGCCTCTCTCTCAACTTGGAACATAAGTCCTTTAAATCTCTCAACTGACCAACGACCATTTGAGTCTGTATCTAAGTCAAAGATACCAGCGGTAGTTGTGTTGATAGCACTTACTGAACCAATTGCAGTTGAACTTGAGTCAGATGCACCGATTTCTGCGTTAATGTAAATTGTTCTAACAACTTCTCTGTTAATCTCTGCAAGAATTTCAGCAGAAAGAATGTTTGCTAATTCTGTTTCTGCGTCTAAACCGTGGATTGCTTTTAAGTCTTGAGCAAGTTCCATTGTGTACTCTGCCTTTAATGCTCTACTTCTAGCAGTAACAGTGGACTTCTCAATACTAAATGCCATCTCTGCGAAAGTATTATCAGATGTACCACCTAGTGCCTCAGCGGCGGCAGTTGTCATACCAGTACCTTTTGTAAATGTACCAGCAGGATTATCGTTTAATAGTTTCGGGTTTGTTCCAGCATGAGCAGTAGATGAGAAACCGTCAACAGATGAACCTTCTTTGTTTCTGCCAGAAAAATCTGTATCCGCTTCATCAAATAATGCTTCAGTTCCTGTTTGACTATCAAATCTTGCTCTCATGGCAAAGATTAGACCGGTAGGACCAGTCATTGGTTGAACACCACAAATGTCGTAAGCAATTAAATTTGGCATTGCTCTTCTTACTAACGAAATTAAAATTGGATCCCAGTTATCGATACTGGCACCAGTTGCGTTAGCAGGAGTTACACTTGGAGATGCCTCATTTAAAAATGCTCTATCTTCATTGATACTTCTTTCTTGGTTTTCCAAGATAACAGAAGTTACGGCACGTCTATAAGAATCCTCGATTTTTGGTAAATCGGGATGCTCAAGGACTGGTTGCCATTTCTTCTCATAATTTTCAGATAAGTACATATTATCTCTCCCTATATTGTTTTCTTAGACAATTTAATGTCCTTGGTTTTACTTATAGCGGCGGTATATGCGGCCATAGTCTTTGACAATTCTGAATTGTCTACAGCAGAATTATCGCCAACTGCTACATCATCAATATCAGATGAAGTTTCTTTTTTACCAAAGTAAGATTCTTTAATAGTGCTTAACTTTGATTTAAATTCTTCTTCATTTGAATATTCAACTTCTTCAGAAAGTTTATTGAATTTTTCTTTTTGTGAATCAGCAAGGTCAGATGAAACTTCATTAATAATGTCATTTCTCTTATAATCACTATTCTCTTTTTTGAATTCAACATTCTTTTGAATTTCTTCGTTTAATCTCTTATTTAACTCTTCGATTTTTGCAGATTGGTCTTCAAGCACATTGTACTTCTCATCTGGTACATCTATGTAATGGTCTTCGAAAAGTTTTTTGAGACCAGAAATAAAGTCTTCAGCGATTTCACCCTTGATACCTCTTTCGATAGCAATGGTGTTTTCTTTCATCCACTCTTCAACAACGTATGTTAAATAAGTGTCAACTTTTTCAGAAAGTTTTTCTTTCTCGACTTCTATTTCTTCGTTTAATTTTTTATCAAACTCTGCGTTCAACTTCTCTTTATGCTCGGTGATTTTTGCTTTAACCGCCGCCTCAAAGATAGTTGTTGCTTTGTTTTTGAATTCTTCAGATAGGTCCTCGTCTTTGACAAGAGCATCTACGTCAGCAGAAACATCAATTAAATCTTCTTCAACCTCTTCTTTTTTCATATCGTGCTTTTTCTCTCCCATACCATAAGTGTCTGCCATAGTATGTTTGTCAGCATTGATTTTTTCGTGGTCTTTTTGTGCTTTAATTGTTTCTTTCTGACCAGGTGTTGAAACTTTAGTAACACCCTTTTCAGTATCAGGTGACTCGTTAGGGTCTCCGTCTTGTGCTTTTGCATTAACTTGGTCCTGTGCTTTTTTTGATTTCTTTGTGGCGTCTGGATTGCTGTCTGTCGGTTTAACGACCGCCGCACCCAAATCATCATACTTTGCCATACCTGCAATGTTTGACCCTTCTGGCGCCACAGCATTCTTTTTAGGAGCATCTGCTTGAGGATTTGCTTTTTCTTCTAACTCTTTCTCAATCTCCTCTATTGCCACGACTTTTTTATTTTCTTCAGTCATACTAATCTCCTTTTAGAACCTTCGTTTTTTAGTAATTATTTATAATACTAGAGATTTTTGAGAAAATTCTCAAAAACTTCCAACTTTTTTTCTTCTAATTTTCTTGTTGATGCACTTCGTATTTCTCTTCTCCACGCCTCAACATCTCTTTCCACCAATCTACCATTATCCCAAACCCACTCTTTACTTTCCATTATACCTTGTACGAAGGCGTCAGGTGCTGAAGGGTCAGCAACAATGTCGGCGGCAGTTGCTAACATAAAGTCAGACTTTACATAGTTAGCACCATTTCTTTGTTCTAATGAACCCATACCTCTTGAAGACACCCCAAGTTGGGCACCTTCATCAATAAGACCTTTAACAATCTTACCATAAGGTGTATTCATTATTTTTGCCTCTCCTATAAAATTAGAACCGTCTTGTTGAAGATTCGTAATCATATGAGAAACTCTCTCTAGATTAACAGTTGGTCCATCAGGATGACCTAACTCACCAAATGCTCTTTTCTTTTCAACGAATTCTTTTTGATAACGATTAACTTCTTTCATCATTATCTGTTTAGGGTAGACTCTACCATTTCGGTTTTTTATGTCTGACTGTAAGAAAACACCTTTAATCTTATAATTTTTCTTACCACCTACATCTTCAACCAGATACTCTGCGTCTTGAATTTCTTCTGATATTAGTTTCATAGTTCTCTCTCTTAACTACTATTTATAAAAATTATTACCTAAACTCAATAACTATAGTATAACTGTCGCCATTAGTGAAATTTTTAGTTGATAGTAACACATCACCAGTTGGTGTTGTTGCATTATTTGTTATCTGATTTGTTGGTGTTTGTAAATCCCAAACACCTTGACCTGACAATATACAAGCAGTTGCATTTGTGGCACCCTCCCATAATATTTCAACTGCACCATTTCTATTTAATGTATTGATAGACCAATTTATTCTTGCAATTTTTCTATTACCATCAGCAGTCATAAACGTTTCATTAGCTGCCGTAATTTTCTCTACAAGTGACTCGCCAGTGCCATCAGATATATTGGTCAACTTTGCAACATATTTTACTCCAGAAGTATCTGCTATTTCTAATACTGATACTGTATCTGCCATATTTACTCCTCTTTTAATTCCTTTAATATATCTTGAGGTTTTGTATTTTCGTATGGGTCAGTAGGACAATCATCTTGTTTACCTGGTTCTTCCCATATTTTTTCTACAACTCCGTCATTTATTACCATTGCATATCTCCAAGAACGATAACCAAAACCTTCCGGGTCTTTTCTTACTAACATACCCATTTGTCTTGTAAATTCACCACCACCATCAGGTATCACTTTTACATTTTGTAAGTTTTGACTTTTTGCCCAAGCATTCATCACAAAAGAATCATTAACTGACATACAATAAATATCATCAATACCTATTT